CTAAGGTTTGGTCGTCAACTGCGACTCCATCATTTTTCATAGGATAACTCCTCTATTCAGCAGGTTCTTGTGGAACCGCATCGGTTTGAAAACCGCTTTCGAGAACTTGTGGTTCTGCGGGAGCGGGTGATTGGTCATTGGCCAGGTCTGGAGCCGGAGCGGTTTCCATAGGAGGAACTTCTGCACCACCATCTACAGGTGGGAGAGTAGCTTCTGGAGACACGTCACCTTCTGCTGCCTGTTTTTCCATTTCATCAAGTTGTTTGAGCTGCTTCTCTAGTTTCTTTTTCTCAATCTCTAATTGCAGGTCTTGAATCTCCATACCCTTAACAAGAATACCAAGCTCCTTGTTTCCCACTTCGGTAAGAGTTTCGATAACCTCTTCACCTAACGAGTCCATTCTCTTCATTGCTTCCATAGAGAGAACCTGGATTGATGCTTGTTTTTCAGGTGGAATTTTGCCAATAAATCTACCAATAGCATCCAGTTCTTCTAGCTTCTGCATCGGAGACTGCTGCTTTTCGGAGATGATAATTTTGTGTCGAATGTTTTTGAGCTGAGAAGCGTCATTCTTAATAGCCTTGCGACCATCAGGAAGATCTACAACCTCGTTTAGTGTTATTGAGTCCGAGCCTTCGCAACACGAGAATTTCCGAGGGAGTCCCTCATTAGAATACGTCTCGGAAGCCTGTAAAAAGTAGGCTTCATAAACTTCATTCCAAAAGATCCGAAGCCCGTAGTGAATAGTATAGAGTTGCTGATCAGACTGTATTTTAAGCAACTCGAAAAGTTTCCCAGACTCCTGAGCCCCGCCCTGCATGCCACGCTGTGCTGGAGTAACCTTTGAGATATGGGGAAGAACTGTGTTGATTATGTGATCAAGATGAGAGTAAACCTCGTTCGGGAAAGCAGAGTTCCGTGTAGGCCGTGCTGGCTCACGTCCATCATCCGCTATTAACCCTGGTCTTACCTCGAAATTTGCTGTAGGATCGTTTCTGTTCTTTATGTAATTTTTATACTCATTGTCATCAACAAAACCACTTCTATCTACAAACTGAGATCCACCACCACCCTCGGTCTGGATCTTATAAGTGAGTAGACTCTCATGATAATTTATGTTTGTCTGAACATCCTTAATAGAGTCAACAATAGAGTGAGACTCTCCATTTGCTCTGGATGCAGACCAGAAGAAGAATGGAGTCCTACCGATTTGAATCTCGGTCTTCCCGTCTTCCATGATATCTGATTTTGTAAGTGTAGGAACAATTGCCTTGACTTTGCAAACCTTATTTGTCCGGTCCTCCTCGAAAACGTAGTCTGGTCTCCATGTTGGGTGAAACTCATTCAACCATTGAGGCTTATCGGTATTCTCGAGATTACGAGGTATCTCAACCTTACCATTCTCCGTAAGAGCAATTTCAACTTTAGTAATCTCTTCGGTAACAGTATACTCTTCAATGACTCTATGTAGGGATCCCCACATGCCATCATCGTATTCCTGGTAGAATGGAGTAACACCATTATATACACCATACTCATCCGGATCAGACTTGCGCATATTCATTGCAGCTTTGATCTCGTATGACTTTTCTGGATAAATTTCAAGCAGATCTTCTGGTGTGTGCCATGATTCGTGCCAGCACTTCTTGCAAGTTTTGGATCCCCAGTCTTTCCAGTATGGAGAAGCAAGAGTAGATCCTGGTAAACAGTATTTAAAACCAATATTGCCAAGGTCATCATATTCATTGGAGACAACCATTTTAATAACTGACTCATGTATTAATCCACCAGTAACAAGCTGAAGGTAAACGCTGCTCCAATCCATCAGCTCCTTATCGGAGTACATAGCTTTCTTGATTGCCCTAGTTAAGCTAGTCATTTCATCATTAACTGGGAAAAATTCTGGATCAAAAGGAACCTGCATGATTCCACCGGCAATTGTATCTACCGCTGGCTTAATAAAATTATAGGTGAGCATCTGACGGTTTTGACTGGTCATGTACTCTACAGCTTTTGCCGGCCATTGACCCAAGCCAAGATCAGCATCATGCGCCCAGTACATTCGCCAGTTTTCAACCTCGCGACTCATTTTTCGCACATAGTAATCCCGAGCATTGCGATATCCCTGAAGAACATTCACTAATCCGTCATGGTATTTTTCGTCCTTTTGGAGAGGACTATCTTTTGTGTTTTTGCCTATCGTAATCATTTGACCACCATTGCAACAGTTTCAGTATAGATTGTGCGGTCTTTTGGATCACGCACTTCTCGTGTTATCAAGCCGTCAGCATCAACAGTATGCCGATACCCGACACTACACCTTTGACAGAAATGTACAGCGCTATTAGGTTTGTCTGTTTGGAACTCGCCAAGATACGCACCACACGGCTTTCGTCTACTGGCCCTTTTAGTGGAATCGCATTTTACTTGCTGGAATGTGCCTTTAGATGTGTCCATAAATTAAGCCCTACCCCTCGTTAGAAGAGCAGAGCTCGTAGGTACACGGAAATGTTTAAAGATAAAACTCATTTGGAGCGCCCCAAAGTCGTTCTTCCCTGCACCTATTAACTATTATACTTTAAGGTTTAGGGAAAAGCAATCTTTTTCAAAAACATCGTGCTACATAATGCTGTCACTGATGTTTTTGAAGACACGACCAATCTCTTTTGAATCTTTGATTGCAGCATCACTCAGATTTTTGAAATCCACATCGAGTTTTAGGTCTGCCCAGAACAAGCTATTTTCAGCATTTAAGCGAACAGGATGCTTTGAAGCTTTCCGATATACCCCCAAATGAATACCATGCTCTGCAATCATATTCGGTTTGCCGTCAACTACCTTTATGCCGGAATTTCTAACTATTCTCAGAAGCATCTCCTCATCGTAACCCTTCTTGACTTTCTCGATTTTCTCCAATTTATCGAGTTCGTTTTCTCTTGCATCCCTGGTACGGTCCCACCAGTCACGACTAATGAAGTGAACCCCGAGCATCCTATTATCGACAGCATGATTGTCGTAGCACTCAAGCCCATACACACTCATAGAGGCGACATGCTGCTCGATAAGAGAGGGTTCCTCTTTCCTGATAAGGATATCGATATCGGTGAGTAATACGTGGTCGTACTTTTTGAGACGCTCTTCTACTTCTGGAGACACGAATCGGAGGGCTGCAGCTTTATTTCCATCAGACTCGCTGAGTTCGATGCATACAACGGCGTCTCCAGGGTAAGCTTTTTCGGCGCAATACTTAAACATGTCGGCATAGGCAACCATCTTCTTATTATAGACAACAGCGATGGCGCACGCACAGCGTGTTCCGTTTCCAGTGGAATCCATTGGGATGCCACCTTCGACTGGACTTATTTCTTCAGTTTTAACATTTAAAGCAGGTTTATTGCAAGATTCTTCCACAAAAGACTCTTTAGGTTTCTCTTTTTCAACATTAAGAGGAGCTTTGGCAGGAGACAGACTTGCCATCATTAAGCGATACTTAGCCATTTTGCTTGGCACTCCCCAGTCCGGATGACCCTTTCCGAATCCTGCAGGAAGTTCAAATTCAGCATAAGGACGATTGTCGGTTTTGGTTACAGCCACACTCTTTGGGGCAACTAGGTTCTGACGGATAGGTTGAATTGTACCAGCATTAATGCCATCGCCAGGCTTCACCATGAATCCATGCTTTTTCCGAAGGTTCCACTTTGCTCTCTTGCTTGGGACATTCCAGTCAGGATGACCCTCTCCGAAATCTGCAGGAAGACCATCGTCAAACTGCTCAACAATATCTGATAGGTTTTCGTACACATAGACTCTGCGATCAGACATGCTGTCCTCGCGATTAGTATCCTTGTCTATAAAGCTAGTTGCGCCGGCAAGAAGAAGATCGTCGATGAGAGGTTGGGGTCCGGTTCCGTTTGTCACAATCTTGATCGGCATATTTGGACGCGCTTTCCTTAAATGCGCAACGAGCTCTACGATACCCGGGTAAAGAGTAGGCTCTCCTCCAGTAATACGAATAGAGTCACAGCCTCCGAAGAGTGCCAGATTCGCAGTGCTCTTTGCCATGGCAAGAGGAATGAGATGCGGCAAAGAAGTATCGTCAATAGTTTTGCAGCCTTCACACCGACGATTACATGCTCTTCCAATAAATACTTCTGAAATTTTTCCCTCTTCCATACCGCTAAACTCCTTGTAATGGTTAATGTTGTTTATGATTACTTCTGGTAATTGCGAGCTATCTATCTGGACAATAGACTTCCAGGAACTCTCTGCCCCCACTGTTGGATGAAAATCCTGAGCGTTCGGCAACTTGTCCCACTTATCTTTAATCCAGAGGTCCATATCGACGCACTCTGCCCCGTCCCCGATATGAGAGGTAATCATCTTGCCTTTAATCTCTTCCAGGCTCTCTCGCACTGCTGTGAAGTGGTGGAACTTGACGTCAAGCTCTGCTATGCTGGGAATAGCCGACCCACGGATCCCTGCAAAGTCTTTGATATCTGCCTTAACGAATACGACTGGCCTGCAGCGCTCTTCCGGATAAACTCTGTAGAAGATCGACTTAACATAAGTATGCATCCCACAGCGAAACGCATCATTGTGACCATCATTTAGCATCACGGACTGAATTGCCTGGCGAAGCTGATCTACATCCCAGACCTCATCTGTGTCGATGAGCATAATGTAATCACAGGGACGATGGTCTGAAAAATTAGCGAGTCTTATACGAGAGAATCCCGCCTCATAATGACTTGCTTGGTCTGCGTAAGAACCTCTAGCAAACCGAATTTTTTCATCAAGATCATATCTTCTTCCCCAATCCAACTGTCGTTGATAGCAAGTATTTTCGACAGGATTTCCGCTCCAGTCCACATTGGAATGTATAAACAAAATATTATCCACGAAGGGATAGATCGATTCGAGACTCGCCTCTAGGAACTCATGAGCCCTGGTTGTTTTATAGAGTGCTGTTATTTTCATAAATCATCTTTCGAAGAGTCGCCATACAAAACAACTGCCCCCTTAAACTTCTCGTGACAATCTTCACCGTGATCAAGACCGCCATCATCATTTAATATGTGGTAGACCTGCACAACAACGTGCTGAACATCCAAAATTACGCATCCATCAGATTCTAACGGATGCTTGAATGTGTCCTTGTTAATCATAACCGATTTGTGCGAATACCCACTATTCATCAAATTCCCAAGTTTTTTGTATAATGTTCTTAACTGCATAACTATTCCTCACTTTCGATTTCATTTGTTCTCACCTTCATATATGGACAGTCTGGATGGATGGTACGCGTATCGCACTCTTTGTCAACATTAACATATCTGTTACTGTCTATTTCTGAGCATATTACCCCTACGTGTTCATCGTACTCAGACGCTGGACAGTCATCACAGCTAGTTACTGTGCGCTTATATTCAAAACTCATTGCCCCTCGCAATCCATTGTCACTCTCAGATGAGCGCACTCTCTTCCATGAATGTTTGCAACAATCTCATCCTGACAGAGATTCCCTTGATTGTTTTCGCAAGCAATCTGAAAACACTTAAGCTCCGACAATCTTCCGTCAGCCTTAGCTTCTGCCCACGCTGCTCCAGCACGAAACGCATCTGCACGCTGGTTTGCTTCTTTATATCTAGCCCAACTCATTCCGTCTTCATATCCTACAACTGCCTCGTCGATACTTTGCATACTATTCCTCACTTCTCAAGTTGATATTTACCTGGAAAGGAAAACGCTGAGAATTTATCATTCCCAACAAGCTCCCATTTATACCCATGACTCTGATACCGTTCTACATCTGCATCGAGCTGGTGTTTAATACTCTTCAGGTTCCCGCCTGACTTCCCCTGGTAGTGGATAATGGGAGAGCTGGTCAGGATTGCTGTACATAAGTCTCGCATATAAACTTGCTGGAAGATCCAGTCGTCTCCGCAAAACCATTCAATATCTTCAGGTATAGAAACGTAGAGGTTCTTCCTGACAGTGAAATCCCAGCCCTGCTTAATCCCTGTTTGGCACACATAGCTCAATCCTGTCTTCTTAGAATACTTCTCCAGGTTGGTAGTATGGACAACAGCTCCAACAGTTTCCTCTTTCTCAAAAACCTTGAGAGTGTCAGAGATGAAGTTGCTGGTGATCTCAATATCGTTATTCAGGAAGCATAGCAGCTCATCACCAGTCTCTTTAGCGAACCAGTTCCATAGATGATTGAGAGGAGTGTTCCCCGTTCCGAGCACAATCTTAAAGCCAAACATCTTGCGGATCTCTTCGTAGTACGCTTCAGTCCCAGGCTCAGTGGATCCGTTATCGTAAATGGTCAGCTTGAACGGAGCGTCCTGGTAGAGAAGATCGCTTACAAGTTGCTTCGTGTAAGCAAGATTGTTTATGTTTACTATTAAGCAGTGGACGTTATTCATTGAGAGCTTCTCGAATCACACTTGCGAGGTTATGCAATTTCAATTCCCATACACGAGAAAAATTGGCCGGAGCGCGAAAAGAGTATTCCTCCATAAGATCTGCGGATTTTCCCAACAACGCTAGACCTCCATTGGGTGCTTCAGGGGAGGCTAGATCCTGCAGATTGGTGTCACGCAAGAGTAGTCCATGACCTGCTAACTCTTTACGCAGACCAGCAAAGGTTATTCTAGCATTTAAGCATGCTTTACCGTAATCAAACTTAACATGATCACCGCAATCACGAATATTCTCTATACGATCGAGATTTATAAACTGCTGTACTCCCGCCGCATCAACAACTTCAATAAACATACTATTTCTCCTTATCTCGGTTGATTCCTGCTTCCTGCAGGGTGAAGAGTGTAGAGATATTTCACACTGTCAGGAACTGTACACATACAGAGCCCCTGCCTAACTATCTCATCGACGATTGCTTTGTTGTAATCATAATCCTCAAACTCAGTGTCAGGCCACTTGATATGAAAGAGAGCCTTCCCGATCAAAT